CCGCTATCTGCAAGTTACGGCGATGAAGTTTGTCTTTACTTTGCTGTAAAGACTGATATACTACATCGTAATCGTGAAGTATACGGCTTTTTTGTGCTTCATAAGCCGTTAGCTTCTCTTGCAGTTCGGCGATTTTATCCAGTAACCCTTTCGTGTGGGTTTCAACATCGCCTTTGATTTCCGTTGTTCTTCCTTGAATAGTTATTGTATACATTGTCTTTTTCCTTTTCTGCCTTACCCTTGCCACTTGCTTATCGCTTACATCGTCTTTATCATTCCGTTTTGGGCGGATTAGATGTTCCGATTTATTGCGACTTGCTTTGTGGCTTCCGACATTGTCAAAGAGCTTGTTCTCTACTTCTGATATAAGTATATCACACAATCACACATTGTCAAGGGCTTTATGTAAAATAATTTAATTCAGTTCTCCGTCGGAGAATAAAACAAAACATAAAATATTATAAAATAAAAAAGACCTATGGGAAAAAAAAGAGATATAAACAAAGTAAAAGCAGTAGCCAAAGAGTATCTGAATAATGGAATGAATATGACTAAGGCTCTCAAGGCAGTAAACGATACAGGATGTACTCAAGGCTCTTTATATGTGAAGGCTCATCAATGGCGTCTTAGCCCTGAAATACAGGCTGAAATTAAGGCAGAATTAGCTCTATTTGATGAGAAGATAGCAGATAAAGTATATTGCATAGCTAATCTCTTTGATATAATCAATACTAAGGATACTAAACCAGCAGATCGGATAAATGCTGTTAACGTGCTGGCTAAGCTCATAGGATACACCGAGCAAGGCAATACAACTAACATAACCTTTGATCTATCATCCCTCAAGACACAGCTAAATACTGTTAAGAGTATACCAATAGATACATCAATAGTCAGTTCTAATAGTAGTGCTTATACATCTAAGACTATATAATATATATACTTACATCAATACTATGTAGTTAACATAATTATTATTATATGACGTTGAGCATTGATAGGTATGGCGGTAGACGGCTTCACCCCCATAGACTGGTTGTTTATATATATAAAGCTCCTCGCTAAATTGTTAGGCAAAATTGAAAATAGTAAAGAATATAAATAGTTAGATAACGGAAAGGATGTGCTATGGCTATCAGTTCTGTAGAAAAATGCAGTATTTGTAGGTTTGCTTGTAAGTCAGATACTTATAAGGCTTTTTGTAAGTTCTATCCCAAGAGAGAGTTTTTAGACTCTCTGGTAAATGATGATGAGGTAGGTTCTACGAGAAGGGCTTGCGTTGTTTGTAAGGCTTCACTTAACTATAGAAAGACGCATTGGAAGCAAGACTTAAACAAGTGGTATCCAGTCTGCGTGGAATGTGCCAAAACAGCCCTATTTATCGATGAAACTGCCAAAAGGGTATCATAGTATGGGTTTGTCGTATTTCAAGGCATATTTTGTGCTTGGCAATATGGAGTTTGAGACATTCTAATGGGCTATAAAAGTAGGAGTGGATGGTCTATACCAATCTGCTTAAAGAATTGTAGTAATCGTTATGAAGGGTGTGAAAAGGACTGTTTTAGGGATTCTTTGTATAAAGAGGTTAAGGATTGTATAGGTAAAACTGAGGATGTTAAGAGAATGACCGAAAAAGACGACTTTCAGTGTGCTTAAAATGGTCAAAAACACGGGGTTTAACAACCCTGATTTTACTCAAAAGGTAGTTCTTGAAAATATTGTTCATTTATCCTAACCACCAAAGCGAATTGCGTGTGCCTTTAGCAATATCTATTCTCATAGCTAAGCTAAGGTCTGCTGGTCATACCGTAAAGTTATTTGATAGCACTTTTTATGGTAAGTTTAAGACTGATGATGAGATAAGACTTGATGTAGAAAAGACTAATTTGACCGATTTAGTCGGAAAGGTAGATAATGTTGAGCCTCGTAGTGCTCTTAATAATGTTATTTCTTCCTTTCATCCTGAGTTTATTTTTACCTCCCTTGTCGAGCGAAACTTCCAAACTGCTAAAGAGTTGCTTCGTGATGTCAGTATTCCTATCCTTGTTGGCGGGATTTTGCCTACTATCGCTCCTGACTTCGTTTCTTCTCAAGATTGGATTGATTATATCTGTGTAGGAGAGGGCGAAGATACAGTTTTAGACTTCCTTAAAGACCCTAAAGACATTTATCCCATAAAACTACCCAATTTAGATGAAACACCATTTCAGGATTGGTCTGATTTTGACCAAAGACACCTTTTAAAGCCATTTATGGGTAAAGTCTATCGTGGTGGTGCATTTGAGTTTAGTAGGGGATGCGGTAAGAGTTGTTCTTTCTGTGTAGCACCACAAATTAGAAAAACTATGGTTGGGTGTGGTAAATACCATAGGACTAAATCACCCGAAAGAGTAATAGAAGAAATAACCATTAAGCAGGAAGGTTATGGATTGGATATGATTTCTTTCGGGGATACGGATTTCTTACAGGGTGTTCCCAAGGATGTAATAAAAAGATTTCTTCGTATGTATTCTGATTGTATTAAACTTCCCTTCACCATACAAACATCGGTTGAAACCTTAACAGACCCAGAAATACTTGATTGGTTACATACTGCACAGTGCTGTGCAATAAGCGTGGGAGTGGAGAGTGGTTCTGATAGAATACGAAAGAGTATAATCCATAAGTCTCTACCAAAAGAACTATTTAAGAAAGCATTTAAGTTATGTAGAGAACACAATTTAAGACTAACCGCAAATTATATGGTAGGACTTCCAACAGAAACCGAAGAAGATGTCTATGAGACTATTAAATTTAATAAAGAACTCAATCCACCAAGTATTGCGGTCACTTACTTCACACCTTTTATGGGGACTGAACTATATGAAAAATGTATCAAGGATGGGCTTTACGAACCCTTTCAAGAAAATGTAGAAAACGTATATGAACTTCCGCCGTTGAAGATGCCTCAATTTTCTCAGGAACAAATAATAGAAAGTGTTAAGCGATTTACTGACGACTTTAAGACATATCAAAAGGATTTTAGTATTTTATGATTAAGACCAAGATTTGCAAGGCGGTGCATAGAAATCCGTTACGCAGGGGGTGTGGAAAAGAAAAACCAATAAGTGAATTTTGGGATAAACATAATATTTGTAAAGAGTGTAGTAATAAATATGGCAGAGAATATCATATTAGAAACAGGGAAAAGAGGAATAGAAAATCCTTATTGTTTAATAAAACAGATAAGGGTAGGTATGTTCAGTTAAAGGCGAGGGCTAAACTCCACAACAGGATAGTTGAAATTCCATTTGAGGAATTTGTTAAATTAACAAAGAACAATTATTGTTTCTATTGCGGTGAATTTTTTGAAGTTCTTGGATTAGACAGACACATAAATAGTAATGGTTATACTATGGAAAACAGTAAACCCTGTTGCGGTGTTTGTAACAAGATGAAAATGGATACCGACTATTGGGAGTTTATAGCAAAATGCACAAAAATATCTTTGAACGCAGAAAAAGTTTTGTAAAAACGAATATCCACCCCTCAAAATGCCCCAACTCTCCCAAGAAAGAATTGTGGAACTCGTCAAAGAGTTTTCAGACAATTTCAACTCCTACAAACGGGACTTCAGCATTGTATAAAGAAAAATTTGTAACCAATGGACATACATTTATTTTAACCTGCGATAGAGAACCCACTCAAAATCAACTCTGGCTTTGGTGGCAGGGAATTCACGACTTTTTCCAATGACCCAAGAAGAACTACTGCCCTATCATAAAATATGGATGAATGACATTCAAGCCTTCGCCGAGGAGTTCTTTCCACACTTACTCACAAAGCCATCGGCTCTATTTCATTCTGAAATTTATAAATTCTTATCCGCTGGTCATAGAAATTTAATTTTAGAAGTATTTAGAGGTGGTGCAAAGTCTACAATTTGTCTAATAATCAAACCAATCCATTTCGCACTCTACAAACAGACGGGTGACATAACTCTAATTTCCAAATCCGAGAGTTTTGTTCTCAACGAAATAAATCGAAAGATAAAATACGAATTTGAAAATAACGAAAAACTAAGAACTATATTTGGAGACCAGACAACGGAGAAGTGGAGCGAGACTTACTTCGTTCTTAAAAACGGAATTGCTTTTGAGGGATTAGGAATAGGCGGTCAGTTACGTGGTGGAAGGCGTGGACTTATAGTCCTCGACGATTTGGAAGACGAGGAAAGTGCTATCTCCGAAGACCAACGTGATAAGCTAAAAAGAAGAATTGGTAAGGAAATAGCCCCAAAGTTACTCCCCGAAGGTGAAATGGTTTACGTGGGCACGCCTGTTCACCAACTATGTTACATACATCAGGTCTATCAAACACCAAATAACGGATGGACTAAACTACATTTCCCAGCATATAAAGACGGAAGACAGGAGGATGGATTTGAACAATGGAAGGAAATGTATTCCCATACCTTCTTACAGGGTGAAAAAACAAAATGGGGCAGTAATTACTTTAGTTCAGAATACCTCTGCAACCCCATTGTGGACGAAAACTGCCCAATCAAAGAAGGGCAAATCCGTTACTGGGAGAAACTACCGCAACAATACTCGTGCGTTATCGCTGTTGACCCAGCGTATTCAGAGGATGCGACGGCGGATTATAAGGTCGCCACGATAGTAGCAATAGACCAAGCCCAAAATAGATACTTACTTACCTACTTACGAACTCACGATACGCTCGGAGAATTTCAAGACGGAATTATAAATTTATTCTTACAACATAAAAATTATTGCACGGGAGTAGGAGTTCCGAACTCAGGAGTTGAGAAAAGTTTTTTTGATAGTTTTATGAAAAAGTGTGAAGAAAGAAAAGTCTATCCACCTGTAATAGAATTAAAGAACTCATTTACAAGGGGTGGAACTTCAACGAATGTAAGAAACAAACAGGCAAGAGTTACTGCGGCATTACAACCACTATTCCAAAGTGGTAAGTATTATATAAGACCAGAGCATTTAGAGGCACGAGAAGAATTATTAACCATCGGTCAATCACGACACGATGATATTGTTGATTGTTTGGCGTATGCGGAAAACATACTCCAACCAGTTTTTTATAACATGGTTGAGGCAGAAAACAGATATGAAGAACAGGAAGAAATAAATCGTGGGGAAACCGGATACGGCGACTACTGAAGATACGCTTTTTAACGAAATATCAAGCGAGATATTCGACGCTAAAAACAATACCGAAGTGTGGCATCAAAAACACGATAAGTTTTATCGTTTGAGATTTCGTGTAAAAAAGACAAAGACATTTCCATTTACGGGATGTTCAAATTTGCGTCTTCCGACGATAGAAACATATATCCGTAAGACTAAATCCGCTTTAATCGGTATTTATTCCAACATTAAACCCCGTATGCAGGTAATACCCCAGACCGACCAAGATTTGAATAAAGCAAATAAGATAGAACGATTTCTTGATTATCTTGCCGATTATAAAATGAGCCTTTTGGAAAAACTAATATTGGGTTGTGACAAGATGCTTGAGAAAGGTTTCTTCGTCGCTAAAGTCTGTTGGACTATGAAAGACCGAACCTATACCGAAGAACTAAATATTAAAGATATTCCAATGCAAGAAGCAATGATGCTTTTTGATACTAATGTCCCAGACGAACAAATAGTCCAATATGCCATAAAGAAATTGAATGTAGATATGTCCGAAACAGTAATGGAAGATAATTTGCAATCATTAGAGAAAGCGGTTAAGGATATAAGAAGTGGCAAAGACAATATCAAAGTCACACTTAGAGACGAACTTTACAACGCACCCGAAGTCCATGTGTGCGACCCCTCACAAATCTATGTCCCAGCAGACTCAGGACTTGATATACAGAAACTACGATGGATATGCCATGAATATTACGAACCTCTTGAGGTTCTTAAACAAAGAGCGAGTGAGGACATCTACGATAAAGACGCAGTAGATTCTATAAATTCCGCAAAGGATATGTCTCAGTTTAATAATAAGGACACAAAGAATATAGACAAAGTGGAAGAAACTACTAAAGACCAAAGAGAAGGGATAGACAGAGTTAATAATCCCTCTCACTTAGTTAAGATTTGGGAAGTATATAAATACTATAATCCAAATGAGGGCGAACCCGAAACCCAATGGCAGTTTATATTAGCACCAGAATTTCAAGTTATACTTAAAAAACAAGTTAACCCTTATGACCATCAGAAATTTCCCTTTGTAAGATTTTCTTCAGAAGTCGTAGATGACAGGTGGTTTTCTCCACGTGGTATACCAGAACATCTTGAAGATTTAAGTAAAGAGATAGATGCCCAGCATAATCAGAAGATAGACAATC